AAATAATCCTGATTTATATGAGAAAGTACCCACACTAATTGCTTCTGATGATGTATTAAGAAAATTTTTATTACCAATGAAAGCTTATATGAAGGTTGGTGGATTTGTAGACAAAACTAATATATTTAAAGGCCTATTATAGATTTTGTTTAAAAAATGCTTTACACTGTACAGATAATTCTATAGGAGGAAATAATGAGTTTAAAAAAGAAACTAAAAAAGCTTGGTAAAGTAGCGGCGGTAGGTGCTGCGGCTTACGGAGCTTCAAAAATGTTAGGTCCAAAATCAAGTGGATTTCTATCATCAGGCGCTGCTGGTGGTGCAAGATTACCAAAAGGTGATGCATTCGCTAGAGCAAAAAAACTAATGACTTCTAACGAAGCAGTTAGAGGCGTTAGATCACCAATGAAAAAACCAAACAAAAGTTTTACAAAAAGAGTGATGGACGCAGTTAATGTTTACAGAAAAAAAGGTTTAAATACAGGTCCAGGACCAAACATTAAAAGCACTGATTCACTAGCTGACAAAGTATTAAGTGGAAACGTAATGGGTTTAACTGATATGGGTGGAGCTAAATACGGAAAAATGATAGAAGCTAGAACGGGTAAATACGTTAAGGCACCTTGTAAATTAGGAAGAAATAAAAAAACATTAATTACGTAGTAAATGGCTATTGAAACTGATAACCCAACCAACGAAGAAGTTGAAGTTGAGGAAGAGGCAGTTATTTCATTACCACCTGAAGAAGGTGAAGAAGTAACTGAGGAACCTGAACAAGATTTCTATGGAAACATTGCTGAGACAATTGACGATAAAGCATTATCTCAATTAGCTTCTGACTTAATTTCTGAATACCAGAAAGACAAAGAGTCTAGAAAAGAATGGGAAGATACCTATAGAAATGGTTTAGATCTTTTAGGATTTAAATACAAGTCAACAACACAACCATTCAAAGGAGCAAGCAACGTTACTCATCCATTGTTGTCTGAAGCGGTTACTCAGTTTCAATCCCAAGCTTACAAAGAGTTACTTCCAAGTGATGGTCCTGTAAAAACTAAAATAGTTGGATTACAAAATCAAATGGTTGAAGCTCAGGCACACAGAGTAAGAGATTTCATGAACTATCAGATTATGGAGAAGATGGAAGAATATACTCCTGAGTTTGATCAATTATTATTTTATCTACCACTTGCAGGTTCTGCATTCAAGAAGATATACTATGATGCTCTAATTGAAAGAGCTGTTTCAAAATTTATTCCTGCAGAAGATTTAGTAGTTCCTTACTTTGCAACTGACCTAAAAGATGCTCCTAGAATTACACACGTACTAAAACAATCAGAAAATGATCTGTTAAAAAAGATGGCTTCAGGATTCTACAGACAAGTAGATTTGATGAAACCACAAAAGAAAGATAACAAAATTCAAGATAAGTATAATGAACTAGAAGGTGTTAAACCTGTTGAAACAAACGATTACATTTATAGTGTTTTAGAAATGCATGTTGATTTAGATTTATCAGATTACATTGCAGATAACGAAGAAGATAAAATCAATATTAAAATTCCTTACATTGTAACTATAGAAGAAGGCACAAGAAAGGTATTATCTATATACAGAAACTATAAACCAGAAGATCCTAAATTTACTAGAAAAGAATACTTTACACATTTTAAATTCTTACCTGGTTTAGGTTTTTATGGCTTTGGTTTGATTCACATGATCGGTGGCCTGTCTAGAACAGCAACTACAGCTCTAAGACAACTACTTGATGCAGGTACTTTATCGAACTTACCTGCTGGATTTAAGTCTAGAGGTATGAGAATTAGAGATGATGACCAACCAATACAGCCTGGAGAGTTCAGAGATGTGGATGCACCAGGTGGAAACATTAGAGATCAGTTTCAATTATTACCTTTCAAGGAGCCAAGCACAACTTTATTCAACCTTTTAGGTTTTTGTGTTGATGCAGGAAGAAGATTTGCATCAATTGCCGACATGCAAGTAGGCGATAGCAACCAACAAGCTGCTGTTGGAACAACAATTGCTCTATTAGAACGAGGTTCTAGAGTAATGTCAGCTATTCACAAGCGTTGTTACTATGCAATGAAGCAAGAATTTAAACTTTTAGCTTCAGTTATTGCAGAATATTTACCTCCTGAGTATCCATATGCAGTTTATGGAGCAGAAAGAATTATAAAAGTAGCAGATTTTGATGATAAAGTAGATATTTTACCTGTTGCAGACCCAAATATCTTCTCAATGTCACAAAGAGTGACGTTAGCACAGACACAATTACAAATTGCACAGTCAAATCCACAAATTCACAACATGTATGAGGCTTACAGACGTGTTTATGAAGCTTTAGGCACTAAAGAAATACCTCAAATACTAAAACCAGACCCAAAACCTTTTCCAAAAGACCCTGCAATGGAAAATATGGAGGCATTACAGATGCAACCACTAACAGCTTTTCCAGAACAAGACCATGATGCTCACATTGCAGCTCATTCAGCGTTTATGAGAACTAGAATGGTGCAGATTAATCCAATGGTGTACGCAAATTTACAAGGACACATCTCTCAACACGTGTCTATGAAAGCTTCTGCCGAAGTTATGGCTATGATGCAACAAGATCCTAACACTGCACAGATGATGCAACAGAATCCACAACAATTTAAGGTAATGTTTGACTCTGAAGTAGCAAAAAGAGTAGCTCAAATAACAGCTGAGCTAGCACAGAACGAAAATATGGCTGATATGCAAAAACAAGATCCTGTAGTTATGTTGAAACAAAGAGAATTAGATCTTAGAGCCATGGATTTACAAAGACGTGCTTCAGAAGGTAATATGAAGTTAGAACAAAATTCAGATCAATTTGATGAAAGACTTGATTTTGATAAAATGAAATTAGAACAACAAGATGAGCAATCTGATAAGAGATTAGAAGTTGCTCGAGAGAAAATGGAGAAACAAAATGTCGGGAAAAAAGCACGGACTACAAGATAGATACAAAAAATTAAGAATGGGTGGAATGATGTACTATAAAACAGGTGCACTTTCCGATAAACAAAAAGCAATTGCAGCTAAAGCACCTCCTGCTAATAAATTAGACGGAAAAGACTTTGCAGTTTTAAGAGCTGAAAAAGCAAAAGACAGAGGCATGGGTTTACAAGATGAGAAGATGAAACCAGGTAAAGTTATGAGAGCTAGAGTTGGTAGATCAATTGAAAGAAAAAAAAGTAACTTGGTTAAAAAAACACCTATAAGAGATTTTATTAAAAATACTCTTGAAGGAAAGTACATGGATAAAAATCGAGGCACAGCAGAACCTTTAAATTTTGAAAAATATAAAAGAATTAAAAAAGGTAACAAAGGTCTTCATGCCGAAAAAAAGAAAGATGAAAAAATTTTTATGATTATTGGTGGTAAAGAATTCGAAGTAAAAAACGACATGTCTAAATTACCAAAAGGTTTAAGAAAAGATACCACTACAGGATTTGGTAAAAATATTAAAAAAATAAAAGATGAATAAAAAACATACAGTTTCTGGCAAAAGATCAGGGCCACCTCCTTTGAGTGGCCCAAACCCCCAAGTTCCTCCTGTAAAATTAAATAGTGGTGGAGAAATGGTTTGTCCTCATAGACCTGATGGTATTAGAGGTATGGGTGCTGCTATCAAAGGAATGAAATTTATAGGAGTTAGATAATGTGGTTTCAAGCAATTAAATTAGCGGTATCTGCAGGTAGTAAGATATACGCAAATAAGCAAAAAGCAAAGGTGGCTATGTCTGATGCACAATTATTACATGCAGAAAGACAAGCTCGAGGTGAGGAAGCTTATCAAGGTAAGCTGTTAGAAGCACGTCAGTCAGATTATAAGGACGAGGCGGTTCTCGTGATCCTCACATTACCCATCTTGGTGCTTGCATATGGAGTCTTCTCAGATGACGCTCAAGCGATGGACAAGATAAAAATTTTCTTTGAACATTTCCAG